AAGAATATTCGCTTCAAGAGTTTCTTGAGCCTAAGAACTTCAAGTCATACGAAGATTTGAATACTCGTATGACCAAGGTTCTTGGTCTTGAGGTAGAAGATGGAAATTCTTTTGATGGTGTTGTTGATTCCCCCGCGCCGACGCGACAGTCGATGGATGCACGTTCGATGCCGACCGCTGAGGCCGATGCTGTAGGTGAGGAGGATGAGAGTCTTTCCTACTTCAGCAAGCTCGCCGACGAGGCGTAGCGAAGAAGACTTGTAGGATTGTCCTATGGGTCTTTAAACCGAGAGGGAGAGTGTTAAAACTCTCCCTCTCATTTTTTTGTCTTATGGTTGCAGGGCCATGCCTTCAAGGGTACCATCACCTCTGGTGGCGGAGACTGGAACAGAAACTACAGTTTTCCCTGACACTTGAGATACGTTTGTGTTTGTTACGCTAGGAGCAATGATAGTTCCTCCTCCACTTCCTGCTGCGGCTGTTCTTTCTGAAGTTTGAAGTGCCGATTCGTTGATTACGGCAGCCACTGGAGGTACGTCTGCTGGAACAAACATTTCTTTTTTCTTAGTTTCTAAGCCGAAGGTACTTTTTATATTTTTTGTTAGTTCTGAAAAAATACTCGTCCATGGTAACATATTTTCAAGTTCGGCGCGCATCGCAGCCAGTTGTGCTTCATCATCAAATCCTGATTGTACTAATTGATCCATGATGGTATCAACATCATCCATGGTTTCTAATTTTGTTCCTGGTTTTATTTTCATTTTTTGTCTAGTGTTAGGATCTCTTAGTGTTACTCCCCCGACTTTAGTTTGTTTCTTAGTGGTTTCTTTCACCGATCCGCTAATGGTTGCAGCTTCTCCCAGAAGCCAAGGAATAAGTCCTTCTTTTTGCGATGTTTTTAGAAAGGCTTGAGATATAGTTTTTCCAGTTGTTTGTGTTCCTTTGGGATTCCATTTTGATACGCCGCTTCTTTCTTGCGACGTATCGCCTTCCTTCATCAAAAATCGCGTTCCTGTGCCTTTGCGCCCTTTTTCAGAACTAATTATTCCCGAAGAAAAACGATGAGAAGATTCACTATCTCCTCCTTGGAATTTTGTGATTTTTTCTGTAATATGGTCTTCTGCGGATATATATGTATCGCCGTATACTTGTCCTAATATGGGTCCTTCGCCCAGACCATACTCGTCTCTACCGCCGGCGCGTAACATTTTTCTGCCAGTCAGTTCATCTTCTTCTATTGTGTATTTTTCTGGGTCGAGTTTGACTAATTCGGCTGCGCGTTTGTCAAATTCGTCTGCGCTTATATATTCTTCTTCACCTGTGTCTGGATCTGTCCATTCATATGTTTGTTGTTCTTGTTGTAACCCGAGTGCAGTCTTTATGCCTCCGAATGCAGTCTTGGCCTTTTCCATTAATCCACTTCCGAATGTGGCCGCTCCGCTCATTAAGCTACTTCCGGTCGTGGTCAATCCGCTTCCTGATTCAAACCAACTCTTGTCGTCGGTTGCGGCACCAGTCAATCCGGAGGCTTGTGGCTTGGTTTCTGGTGAGGCACCAATTTTGGCCTTCATGTTTGCCTTTCGCCTGAAGGCACTTCGTATGCTTCGCTTTTTCAATCTGGGGTCCAATTCTATTGCCTTTTCATCGTCCCCATCAATAAGGGCCTGGTCCAGTTCAGTCAATCCGGAGGCTTGTGGCTTCTTTACAGAAACGACTTTGGCTTTCTTTTCTTCCTTAGCTTGCTGTTTTTTATTCCGGGCATCTACTACGGATTTTAATTCATTTTGTTTTTCTGTGTCGGCTTGAAAATTATCAAGTAGCTTATACTCTTCTTCTTGTGCTATTGTTTTTTCTTCTAGAGACAATCTTTTTTCTTCCATTAAATCTTGTTCTACACGCCTTAACGCTTTCAATGTTTTTCTATCATTGGCTAGTTTTTTGTTTATTTCTTCTAGCTCTCCGGGCTTAAGGAATACCGGGTTTTTTTGTGCGCCCCGCTCTCCACTTTTGATTTCGCGCTTAAGCTGTGGAATTGATTGGGGGGCATCCGGGGCAAACTCGCTGCCGAACATGCTATTTAATATAGTTATTTGTTTTTCAGTTTCTTGTATTCGAGTTTCAGCTTCGGCTATTTTATTTGATTTTTCAACAAGGGCTTCTTCCATTTCTTCATTTAATAAAACGTCCCAACCAAAAGTTCCTTGACGACCGGTGCCGCCGCTGCGCGACACTTGTGTATTAAGTCTTCTTATAGATTCTTCTTCTTCTTCGCCTCCTGACTCTGGCTCCACATCTACTCCATCCACGGATACGTCACTATCCCTTGCTGCCCTTCTTTGTGTCTTTTCTTCCTTGGCTTCTTCGTGAGCGGCTGCATCAATACCCACAAAATTCAATAACTTTTTTCCCAATCCGAAGGGTAGTGTATCTGCAAGGGCTATTACCATATCTAGTATCGCGTCAGGAATGTCTGTAAAGAAATCTTTAATGTCCTGAAGTACACCATCTATCGTTCCAACAAGATCAAAATCAAATGAATCCATAAGGGCTTGTACTGCCGTGAAGGGATTTAGGATATAACCAACTATTGTGGATATATAATCAAACAATACGGAGATACCGTCGAACATTTCTCCTAATAATCCAGAGAAGTCAAATTCCCACGAATCTAACCATTTTTCTGCTTCTTCAAATCCAAGTGCGCCCAATGTCCATGAAATTATATCTTTGATTAAGTTTAAGAAACCATCAACTACACCATCGACAATACCAGTAAGTGCGCCCTTTATGGCACCCCAAAATCCGCCTGTTTTCCATCCCTCTATAAAACCTGTTATGCCAAAATAAAGGGCTTCTATTCCGATAATAACCTGTCCCAGTACAGGAATTGCTTTTAGTAGTTTTCCTAATTTAGCAAATTTCCCTAGGGAACCAAAAAACTTACTAATACTACTAAAAAAATTTCCTATTTTCGTATATATTTTAGTATTCTTAAATGTGGCCCACCATCCTTCTGCCATGCCTAGTCTAGCAAACGCACTAAGCTTACCAAAAAAGGATACTAAACCAGTAAAAAATGATCCAATCAAGGCGAACCCCAATACAATCTTCTCCCACGCTAATACTATACCGGTGATTGTGAGACCAATATCACCCCATCCCGACAGGAATCCAGAACTCTGTTCTTCTACTTCTTCTTTTCCTGGCGCTCCAGTCTTCTTCTTTTTTGCTTCTCGTGCTGCTTCTCGTGCTGCTTCTCGTTTGTCTTCAATTGCTCTTAGTCTAACGGTAGGATCTACCTTTTCGCGGACCTCTCTAAACCCCATAAATTGGTCGCCAATTTTTTTATCCGTTTCTTTGTCAACAGCGCCTTTTTCTTGACCTACTTTTTCTAAACTAAAAACGGAATCACGAATATCCTCTAAAATAGTTTCTAGATTTTCAAGGCCAAGCATACTAAGCATACTATCCAAAACACTCAAACTCTCGGCCGATTCATCTAATTTATCGGCCGATTTAGAAGGGTCATCACCAGCTTCACTAAGTTTTTTGTCTCGGTCGTCAGCACCTACATCTTTCAACTTTCCTATGGCTGCGGCCGCGGCCATTACTATCGGAGGGGCATTTAGTGTTTTTAGTGGATCTCCTAACTCAGAACCAGCAGCCTTTAAAGGCTTCATTAACGCACTATCTTTCCACCCTTTGCTGTCTTCGCTGTCTTCGCTGTCTTCGCTGTCTTTTCTGTCTTTTCTGTCTTTTCTGTCTTTTCTGTCTGGTGTAAGAAGAGTTGCTTTTATCCCTTTTTCTAGAGATTTGGCTGCGTTGTCTAATTTATCGGCAGACGTAGAAAGGTCATCACCAGCTTCACTAAGTTTTTTGCCCGGCTCTTCTTTTCCCTCGCCACCAAACATCGTTCCCATGGAGGCGCCAGCAGCCATTATTACCGGAGGGGCATTTAGTGTTTGTAGAGGATTGCCTAGAACAGACCTGGCAGTTATTAAAGGCGTCATTGCAGGAGCCATTGTTGACTGAATGAATACTTTACCTGCTTCTCCGGTATTTTGTGCTGTTGGTAACGCCATTTATCTACTCTTCTTATTTTGATTATCTATTCGTTCGTTTTCTTTTACAATCCATTCCATCAATAATGTAATATAAATTTCTCTTTCCCAGGGTATCATTTCTTCTAGCTCAGTCAGGCTATATTTGTGATGTTGCATCAATGAAAAATTAACTCGATAGTAATTAACCAATCTTTCGTGACTGAGCCCTAGCCAAAAAAATTCTGCATTCCCTCGATTTCTATTTCATTACCTTTTTTACATTTATTACAAGTTATTGTATCTTCATACCTTATCTTAGGCATTGTATCAAAGAATTTTCTAATTTTAGTAAACTGGGTTTGTGTTAATCCTTCCAAAAAGTCTTTTGTTTCCGATGTGTCCGTATCTTTCATTTTATAAATGCTAGTTTCATCATAGATAGATTCCATACAATTTATAATAACTTCTAATATTTCATCGACACTTTCAGTATCGAAATTTTGAACTAGGATCGTTTCAAGAGCAGGGTATTTCATCATAATACCAACGGTGTCTGTCAGTTCAATTTTGTTGGTATGCTCAGGATTTTTTATCACCTTTACATCATCAATATTGACCGAAAATTCAATCACATTGCCGCAGTCTGTTTTTCCTTTCTTATTTTGACATTTATATGTCAAGTCAATTGTTTCACCAATAGATTTTGCTCTCAATAACAAGAAAAAATATTCAAGGTCAAAGGGTGCCAATTTATTTACATCAATATCATCTAGGCAACAATTATTGATAACTTGCTTTAGGGCCCGGGCAGTTTCCTTGGGGTCTTTGCCTTCTAGCGCCATCAATAACACTTTTTCTTCTTTCACTAAGAATGGTCGATATGTAATTTTTTGTTCTGTTGATGGAATCGTCATTTCAAATGTGGGTATACTAATCTTAGGTAGTGCCATAATTTATCATCTCCATTATTTTATATGTTAAGAATTGCCAAGAAAGTTTCCCGCTTTCTTGACGTTGCTCATAATTTGGCCGTCGGCTCGACTCACAATTGCGACTCCAGAATCATCTATTGCTCCTGTTATATCGACGTTTGGATGCAAACTATTGATTGCTAGGTTATTTCCAAACGGGGAAAATGGTGTTGGTTGCATGTGCCATTTGCGATATGCAAAGGTGATATTTAGGTTATGAACTGTATTTGTGATTGACCAATCAAGGGCAAGAGGAGCAACTATCATTGGATAGGCATCAATGAACTTGCAGGAATATATTATATTTTGTTCATCGTCATATTGTTCAATTTCAATGTCTGCGACATATTGGTCGAAGTAGTTTACTCTACCCGTCATTGTTGTAATAATAGCATTCTGCCACTCTTCAAAAAGGTCTCGGGGAAATAGATTTTTGTTTGTGCAGTATATTCCTAATTGAAGGTCATCATAGATTGTGTTATAGGGGGCTTTACGAATTGGTCCGTGTGTTCTGATGTCGGTTGTGGCTAATGCTCTACCTGGAATAACAGCCTGATTGCATAGCATAGATATGGCCCGTGCGTTACTGTTTTTTAATACTCCTCCGGTAATAAGCACCCTAAATCTATTAGGTTGAGCAGGCCCTCCTTGACTATTAATTTCACTTCTAAACTCGTTTATGTTAAATGGCACTTATTTTCCGCCTTGCCTCATTACTTGTTGACGACTGTTCATCCAAATTTCTGTTTTTCTAGAATTTTGAAATCTTTCTATTGGTAAGAATAGAGCAATGTCCCATTCTTCCTTGCTTAACTGAATCATACGCGACCTCATATTTGAAAACTTGTATTGTTTTAAACAGGGTCTAAAGTATTTATACTTTGCAAACCGAGATAACCTACTGTAGCTGATCTTTCTCCAGTCTAGTTTGCCTTCTTGAGATTGTTCCGAACGGTCTGATGCATCGGGGGTTTCTCGTACTAAATCGAGTAATCGGTCCATAAAAATAGCTCTTAATCTCCAATCTAAATAATGGAAGTTGATACCCAAAAATCCGTCTTTTGTTAATTCGATAGGAATGACCAGAGGAAATGCATCCCAGTAAGGAAGATTATCCTTACCCTCGGCTTCATAAAAGAAATAATACATATTTCCTAAAAGGCGTCTTCGTAGGCTATAATGTTTATGTCGTTCTTTTTCTACCCAGACTTGGCGAGGAGTAGACCTTGTTCGCCTGGCTTTTTGCTGGAACCACCGGGTAGCCTGTCGGGATTCTCTAGGAAGATTTCCTTTTTTTGTTCCTTCTTCTAGGATTTTTTGAAAAACCATTTGTGCCATATGAGTATTTATCCTCGTTGAGTAGTTTTATTCCTAGATCTTTTAGGGTATCTTCTGTCCAGATTTGAAATTCCCAGCCTCGATCTTTTGCATATTCTTCGGCAAAGGTCCATTTTGATATGTTTGTGCTGTAAGTCATTATTTCTGACACATATCTTCGGGTGACACGCGCCTTTTTCTTGGGAGGTTTGGTTTGACGTTTGGGTTTGATTTCGACTAAAACTGTGTTCCCGTTGTTGAATGTAATCTTTAGATCGACGAAGTATCTGTGCATTTTGCCGTCTGTTGCTGATTTGTAGGGAATAAC